CGGCGGAAGTCCAGCCCCAGCAATCGCTCGCGCTCCCGCTCCGCCGCGATCTCGCGGTCGACCTGTTCCGCGTCATAGCCGCGCTCGGCAATGGCTTGTGTGCGGGATTTCAGGCCTGCCTCGATCTGAGCGATTTCAGCGTTGGCGTCTTTGAGTGGATCGACCCAGTCCCATTTGGTCGGCAGCCAGTCAGCCGTGAGCAGCCGCACGCGGTTGGCTTCATAGTCGGCCAGCGTCAGCCCGCCTGATAAGATCGCCGCATCCATCCAGCGCGCATAGATTGGACGGCAGAGCTGGTAGACCATGACCGAATGCTGCCAGGCCGAAACGCGGCGGCGGAATTCGATCAGCGCCAGGCGTGAGTTTGAGAAGTTCCCCTTCACCATGTCATTGGCGAGATAGGGATAGGGGATACCCAGCGCTGCTGAGATTTGCAGCAATGTGCGGTACTGAAACGGCTCGTAGGTCGCGCCGCTGTCGGCGGGCTGGCCCACGGTTACGTCCTCACCCGGATCGAGCCGCACGATCTGGCCCGGGCTGATCTCGACGCCCGCTGGCATATCCTCGTCCTCGGCTGGGGCTAGCGGGTTCTCCGGCGCGGGCGAGGTCACAAACATGGCATACATCGCCGCGACCTTTTTGCGGTCGAGTTCAGCATCGTCGTACTGATCGAGCAGAAACAGCTTCACGATGGCCGGGGCCAGTTTTGACACCCCGCGCAGCTGCCCGCCCTCGACCGGGTCGATCACATGGATGACTTCCGAAGCAGGCACGCGGACAATATCACCCGCCAGCCCTGGGTCGGTGCTGTCGCCGGGATGTCGGCGCAGGAAGTGATAGGCCACGCGGCGTCCGATCCGGTCGAATTCGATGCCCTGACGGATTGCATTGCCGTTCGCAGCGATGCCCGTTTGCTCCAGCGGCAACATCTCCGCAGGCAGCATCTGCAGCTGCAGAGGCACCGTCAGCCCATCGCCCGCCCGGCGCATCCGGATCCGGAAGAACACCTCGCCTGCCATGAACACTTCGCGCGCGGCCCTGCGCTGCAGCCCGTAGAAATCAGTCAGACCCTCTGCGTCCGCCTCATCTGTCCATGCGAGCCAGAGGCGCTGCAGCTCCTCTTTGCTGGATGCATCCGCAATCTTCGAGATCGGCTTGATGCCATCGCCCACGGTGTTCGCCGCCCAGCTTTCAACCGCATTCACGGCATAGCCGTTGTTGCGCACCAGCCAGCGCGCGCGGGCGGTGATGTCCGGACCTGAAGCTGCGATGAGCGCATTTACGTGCGCGCGCGTCGCCTGGAACCCGCGCAGCCGCCGGTGCTGCTGGCCTGCATCAAACCCACCGACGAAAGCACCGAGACGCTGTCGCCAGTTCATCACAGATCCTTCACGGCATTGGGGCGAAGGATACGCCCAGCGCCGCGCTCCAGCTTGGCCACGCGCCGCTCAATATCGCTGATCGCCGCGGCAAGCTCCGCATCCGTGCCGTAATTCACGGTCTTGCCATCATAGCTGACTGACCGCGTGCCGCTGTAGCGCGCGGCCAGCAGGGCGCTGTGGCGGAGTTTCAGCTCATCGAGGGTCATGGAGGTCTCTTGTTTTGCACACTTATAGTGTGTATGTTTCATATATGTCTGGAGGGCCCAATGCAGCAAGCCAAAGCAGAAAAGCAGCGCACCAACATTACCTTGACGGCCACGAATCTGGCCGCGGCACGGGAGTTGGGGCTCAATGTTTCCGCGATCAGCGACGCTGCCGTCGCAGAGGCTGTCCGTAGGGCCAAGGCGAAGGCTTGGGCTGAAGAGAACGCGACAGTAATCGCTGACCGCCGTGCGTGGATCGAAGCGAACGGGACGCCTTTGGCCGATCTCCAGGTCCTGAAGCTCGGCTGATGGCGCAGTTCCATGTCTATCGCGTCCCGGGCGACCGGCTTGTGCTCGACCTCCAGACCGATCTGATCGAGACTGGTACACGCGTGGTTGCCCCACTCCTCCCGGTAGCTTCGGGGCCAAAGGCGATCGGGCGACTTGAGCCAATCTTCAAAATCGAGGGCACGCCTTTCGTTCTGCACACCGCCGAGATGGCCGCGATTCCATCTGCGCTACTAAATGGAGAGCCTGTCGCTGATCTTTCGGCCTCTGATTATGAAATCCGCGGTGCTCTCGATATGGTATTCTCTGGTTTCTGATCACTCCATGTATCGAGGCGTGCTGATCTTCCAGCCGCGCCGCCTTGGTGCTGTCACTTGCCCGGCTTGCGGGCTGTTTGGTTTCTCGGGTTCGCCGTTCGGTGCGACAGCCACGGTCTCGACCCCGGCCTGTTTCTCGAGCTGCCGCCACATGCGCTCATCAAAGCGGTCGGCGCCGAGGATCCAAACGGCGGCGCGTGCATAGACACGGGTATCCAGGGCCTCGTTGCGTTCGCGCATTTTTTGCCATTCCTGACGCGCGTAGCCCCGCTTGTTGCGGATCGTCACCAGCTGTTCACCCACCAGCTGTTTCAACCATTCGCTGTCCACCCAATCAGGCAGGTGAATGGTCCCGGCAGGCGGTGCCACGCCCAGCGCGCGATCTTCATCCGACAGCTTCTCGATCCGAAGATAACGATAAGTCTCAGCCTTGAATGTCGCTGTGGCCACAGTCCAGAGCCGGGCCCCGCGTTTTAGTTTCCGCCCATTCACGGTCGCATCAACGAAGGTTGGGCCCGAGACTGGCGTGGCCCGGTTGAAGCCTTCCAGGCCCTTGACGGGTGCGACCTGCGCAATGCCCTGCTTGCGCGCCCAGCCATAGACAGCGGCGGACTCGTAGCCGGTGTCGATCGCCAGCTTTGCCAGCGTCATGATCGCGCCGTTCTGGTGCGTCCAGGTCTGGCTCAGCAACGCCGTCAGCCTCTCCCAGCACGCTGGATCGTCCGGCCCCCCGGGGATGACAATGTGATCGACCAGCCAGCTTTCCAGACCGCGCCCCCAGGCCCAGACATCGACCTCGATGCGGTCCTTTTGTACGTCCGCACCCGCCGTCAGGAACAACCCACCTGCGGGGATCTGCGCAGGGAAGGTGATGCGTCGGTCTGCCAGCCGTTGCCATTCCGGGGCCTCCCCGCTCTCAATCCAGGTTTCGCCTAACAGCGTGTTGCGCGCGGCGCGCAGCATCTCGTCGGAGCCCTGCGCTGCCAGCCACTCCCGTGCGACCTGCTCCCAGCTCTTCCAGCCGATCGGCGAATAGAGCGCTGAGATGTGGAAGCCGATCGCGTTCGGATCTGTGCTAACAGCGGTTGCCCGCCATTCGCCCCGCGCCAGCATCTCCGTCTTATGGTGCTCTGCGATGGGTTTCTCACACCCAGCGCAGTGGTAGGCTGCGGTGTCAGGCTGCCCCTTGTCCCAGCGCAACCGTTCAAACTGCAGCCATTGCATGTGGCAGCAATGCGGGCACGGGACAAAATACCGCCGCTGATCACTCGCCTCAAACTCACGCTCGATCCGGCTCAGCCCCCGGATCGTGGGCGTCGAGACCATGAACACCTTTCGCCTGTGCGCGAACGTCGTGGTGCGCGCTTCCGCCAGACTGACCGGATCGCCTTCCTCGTCGGCCGAGGCTGGATAGGCGTCGACCTCGTCGAGGAACACATAGCGTGCGGGCATCGAGCGAAGGCCCGTCGCCGAATTCGCCCCGGTCAGCACCAGAATTCCGCCGGGGAATTCCTTGGACAGCATCGAATTGCCCGCATCGCGTGATCGGGCTGGACTGACGCGCTCCTTTAGCGCCGGGCTTTCTTCAATCAGCGGATCGATCCGCCCGCGTGAGGTCCGCTTCGCCATCTCTACCGTTGGCAGCACCGCCAGCATCGGTCCTGGCGCGTGGTGGATAACAAAGCCGATCCAGTTATTGCCCGCCTCTGTCGCACCGACCTGCGCGGCTTTCATGAAGCTGATCCGTTGCGCGGGGTGGCCGGGCGACAGCGCATCCATAATTGCGCGCAGGTAGGGCGTCCGGGCTGTCCGGTATTGCCCCGGCTCAGCGGCGGCCCGCGACGACAGCTTGCGGTGTTTATCGGCCCATTCCGACACCGTCAGATCCGGGTCTGGCCGCAATCCGCGCCGCCAGGTCCGCAGGATGTCTTCTGCCCCCTCGAAGGCGAGGTCGAGGCCCTCGGTCAGGTCGCCGTCGTTCAGGCTGTGATCATGATCACCCTCATTCAAGCGAGACCCTGAGGTCTGCCAGGGCGTCAAGCTGCTCTCGGACATGGGTTTCCAGCACCCTTTGCAGGATCGCAGTTTCGATCGTCACGGGGGTGCCCGAGGCCTTCTCCATCTCTGCGGATAATTGCGCCGCCATCAGGGCGGCCACGCGGGTGGGCCAGGTGACCCATGTGTCGCGCTCCTGGCGTGCGAGACGAAACACCAGCGTTTCTGCCCGTGCGCGGTCGACCAACACGCCTTTCTTCTTTTGGATCGATAGCTGGCGCTCTTGGGCCTGGTATACCGTCAGCGCCGTGCGCGCCTTCAGATACGACGTACTATCGCCTGG